ATTTATCTTCATTAGTCATTAGAAAATATCTCATAAGGAGATATATTATTAATGATTTGCCTGATGCTGTAGGAGATACTAATAATCCTGATCGAGTTCTTAATCCATGTTCAACAGCTTCTAACTGGTAATCTCTTGGTTCAAATGGTAGATTTAATGGGGCTGCGCATTTAATCCAATCTAATGGAGCAGGGTAATCCATTCCAGGTAAATTATATTTGCTTGGTGGTTCTCTTAATACAGATACAAGTTCTATATCTCTTTCCCTACAAAATAATTTTATATATTTAAATAATCCAGCATATAAAGATTGGTCACGTAAATTAAAGAGGCGAATTTTTCCGTCCCATAATTTATTTTTAAATTGAGGCATGAACTTATAGCCAGGAACATAGAATGTAAAATATTCTGCTAGTTCTTGTATGATACCTTTATCTTCGCAATCAACGTATATGAATGCGTTGTCTTTTACCTTTACAGTTATCAATTCCATATCTATTTAAACACTTGCAACATTGTTTATCATTTTGTATTAATCTTTTATATAAAGACTGCTTATCTTTATATTTATTCTCACTTATATTACGACATATGCATGCGATCATTTGCTTCCTTAGCTAGTTTATGTGCATATTCTAATGCAGTCATTCCATCTGGGTAGATTACATCTAAAGGTTTTGATTTGAGTAATGCTTCAGTCTCTTTTATAAGCTTTTCGAACTTAGACTTTTCAGCACAAGGCGTTCTTAATCCATTGTTTATATTAATGTAATTCGTAAGTAAGAGCTCTAATGTTTTTCTGCTAAACACCGGCCTCGAAACTCCGCCATTTAATTATGTTACCAATATTTTGGTGTCGCCATCTTATAGTATTCATAATTTCCTCCAGTGTTTCGATAAGAACTTTATCATATTCTAATAATGATTGAGCTTTTTGAATATCAGTATCTGAATCATAGTAGTGATTCATGTCTCCCTTTAATGGTTTATTTAATCCACCAAACGGGTCATATTCCCAACCTTTCATATCCATTTCACCTTGACTTAGCTTACCATTATAATATAACCATTTATCTTTCAATAATGTTTTATATTCTAAATCTTTTTTCTTTCTACGCATCTTAGTAATTGTCAGCAATTCAAGATACTTACTATGTATACGTGCCATTTTTACAGTGGTGTCATCTAATTTTAAATCATCTATTATGGAATCTTCTTTCCACATTTTTAATACTTCTTCAATATTCAACCTTGACCCCTATACTTTTTAAATGATTTTTTCTTATTCTTATTCATAGATGAAGTTTTAATCCATCGTCTACCGATACTGGTTTTTTTTCTGACGCCACGCCACTTATTTTTTATAATCATATACTGATATTATATCATAGTTTAAGGGGAATGTAAACAGCTTAGAGGAATTTATAGTAAGAATATTGGAATGATGCAATTGCAGTAAGATACTCTACATCGGTTGTTGTGATATCAAATGGAAGAGATGAAAGACTTATTGGGTGAGCATCTACAAATTTGATTTGTTTTGTGACGTTATTAGCTGAGTTCATGACAGTAAGTGTCATATCTCTATAATGGTCTGAAGTTGTTGTCGTTACATGTTTTGTTTCTACAAGTGATTTTAACCAATCAAAAATTTCTTTATAATTTAATAGGTCTTCATCAATAAGATATGATATTTCAAATGTACCAAATTTCATTTTATCTCCAGCTCTACTTACATCAATATCTTTATAAGTTAATGGTGCACCATCAACAGATACATCTGGAAGCATCATTGTTTGAATAGTCCACTCTGCACCAGAATACGCTTGGGTATCTAATGTTAAAACGAACGATGATGGATTTAAAAAGTTTGGCATGTATTTATTTATACGAAAAAAAACGGGGCTTTCGCCCCGTTTAGATGTATATTTAGAAAATTATAGGTTAACGACCTTACGTTTTCTGTAGTATACGTTTGCTCCAGCACCAGCTGTGACAAATGGATTGTCAGCAAGACCGTAACGAGTTTTGAATCCAATTTTTGGTTGGAAGTCATTTTCGCCAATAGTCTTCATCATGCTTAATGGAACGTATGGGCAATAGAACATACCAGCATCATAAGGATTAGAACCCTTATAACCGATAGTGTAATAATCTACTGCTGCATATGGATCGATATAAACTTTCATACCGCCAGTCATAGTACCAGCCATTAATGAACCAGTAGCATCTGAATCAAAGTTGCTAGGACCAGATAGACCCAAAGTTGTGTCCATCATACCAGCAGCATTTAATGCAGCTGCAACGCCATGTGAAACAAGCGCCCAGTTACCTTTACCACGACGAGTTGAAGTAGCAATAGTGTTTGCTTCTTTTTCCATAGCAAATACCATACCTTTGATTCTTTCAACTAACCATCTTGCACCACCTGTATCAGCAGCATCAGTAGCATCGAACTCACCAGAAGCAAGTGTAGATGTTACAGACTTAAGGTTAATGTTACGGATGATTTCACGATTCATTTCAGCTAGAATTTCAGTTGAAAGGATATTCGCAAGTTCAGTTTCCGCAGATAAACCATGTACCGCTTTAAGGTCTTGAGCTAATTCAATTGTGTATTGAGCTTTAAGAGCACGAGACTTTGCAGTCACGGAAGTCTTATCAATTGAGAAAGCCATTTCGGCAAATGCATTACCAGTGTTACCTAACGCTTCAGCAGCACCCGTAGATAGACCCTCACCTGGAGTATAGTCATCAACAGTATCTGATTCGCCACCGCCAGAGTCTCCAGCAAATGGATCGTCACTTTTGCCTACTGAACCTGAGCCACCACCAGAAAATTCTGTGTTAGCTTCGTCATGTAATGCTTCAGTACCGCCTTGTGTTGTGTAACGGCTCTTCATAGCAAAGATTAGACCAGTAGGACCAGTCATTGGCTGAACGCCAACTAAATCGAATGCTAGAAGCGCAGGTGTTGCACGTCTTACCAAGCTAATTAGGACAGGGTCCCAATTATCAACTCCACCGCCAGTCTTATTAGCCGCGACTTCGTTCATTTGAGCTCTTTCTTGGATTTGTTGTTTTTCCATATTCTCAAGAACTACTGCAGTTACATTACGTCTGTGTGAATCAGTAATTTTGCTAGCATCTTGTGAATCAAGTACAGGTGCCCATTTTTCCTGTAATTGTGTTTGATTAATTTCCATTTTTATATTCTCCTATAAATGGGTTAATTAAGTTCGCGACATCGCGTCCAAGTAGGCTTGCATTTGAGCAGTTACTTCTTGGGGTTCGGGTGTATCCTCAGTAATGGCATCAACTTCTGATGTCTCTACCGCGGCATCTTTATTAAGGTAAGATTCCTTAATTGTAGCTACTTTAGTTGCAAAAGCTTCATTATCATCAGCTTCAATAGCCTCTGCTAATTCAGTTACCTTTGCTGCTTCAGTTGCAGTTAAACCTTCACATGCTTCACGGATTATGTCTTTTCTTTCGAAATCTTTAACTTTCTCAGATAATTCCATAGCCTTTTCAGTAGCATCATTTAATTGAGCTTTAGCATCTTTAGCTTCTTCAGATAGGGAATCTAAAATATCTCCCGCATCGTCAGGAACATTGATGTGATGCTCTTTAAATAGTGTACCTAGTGAACTAATGAATGATTCAGTGATTTCAGATTTAAGAGAATGCTCAATTGCAACCTCGTTATCTTTCATCCAGTTTTCGACTACATATGTTAAGTAACCGTCAACTTTGTCAACCAAATCTTCTTTAATAGCTTCAACTTCACCAGCTAAATCAGATGAATATTGCTCTTCTAATTTTGCTGTCTCAGCGTTAACTTTAGATGTAAGTGCTGCTTCAAAAATAGTAGCTGCTTTTTCTTTAAAGCCTTCAGACAATGTGTCTTCGTCTTTAACCAAAGCTTCAACGTCTTCCTTGAATTTACCTTTCTTTTCAGGAATACCTTCGACTTCATTACCGTCATCACCTTTTTTCTTTTTCTTAGTATTAAGTTTGTCGGCTTTGTTATCTGACTGCGCAGTTTTACCTTTTGCGGTATCACCAGCGTCATCTACTGTTTCATCAACTTCGTCTTCATCTTCATCTTCATCTTCTTCATCATCGTCTTCTAGCTTAGCCTTAGCTTTAGCTTTCTCCGCTGCTTCAAAGATTCCGTCAAGGTCTTCTTTTGACATTTCTGTCAGAGAAGCCTTAATTGCTGATACTGTACGAGCTGCTGTTAGAGGTGCCTCTGGAATATCTAATTCCTCAGCTTCTACTTGCGTATCCTCAACAATAACCTCGTCTACAGTTTCCTCAACAACTTCGTCTTTAATAATTTCAGACATTGTTTTCTCCTTTAGAGATTATAGTTTAGAGAGGAAATGCTCGAAGCCTGCTGATTGTTGCTCTTCCGAGAAACACTCTTTAGACTCTTTCACTTCTGTCTCACCTTCTTCAATTGTTTGGGTGAAATGACCATGCCCGTCCGCTTCCCAACTAACACCTTCCATAATGCCATTAACAAATGCATTAGGTGCTGAAGGGTCCTGAACGATATCAATAGTGTTAAGCATGAAGTCATCCCTAACATAATTGGCACCATCTTTCATTTCCAAACTTCCCATACCACGACTAGACACTCCAAGTTGAACACCACCTTCGACAAGACCCTTTACGATCTTACCCATTGGCGTATCCAATATAAGTGCTTTTCCCATCACATTGTTACCGTCCCACTTGAGTTCGGTAATTCTGTGCGAAACTTTATCCAAATTAATGGATGGACCCTCGGGGTGATTCAATTCTCCCACCGCTCGGCCCGTAATTATTTGTTCGTTTACGAACTTATCAACTGCAGAAGTAAGAACTTCTCTGGTATAAATTCTACCATTTTTATTCTTATTCTCAGCTTGCATGAATACACCTTCTAAAAATGTATTCTTCTTTCCATTTTTTCCTTCTTGGATTGAATATCCAAGCTGGGTATTAGTATATTCCGCAATTAGTTTCATTTAAGCTCCCATTAAATTTAAGAAATCTTTTAAGGCATTCTCAGCCTTCTTCATCGAAGAATACCCATCAACTCTTACATCATTAATATACAAATTAAATTTATTTGTAATGACTGCTGATGTCTTCTTCTTTCTTCCAAGTTTGGTTAATTCCTTGGCTACCTTTTCACCTTTAGGGAGCTTTAATTTAGCTTCGATTACTTCACTGAATGATTCTTTAAACTTCAACATCGGTTGCTTCTCCTTCTGGTGTCTCCACCGCAGGTTCTTCTGCAACTGGAGCATCGTTTGTCGCTCCATACAATTTAGAAGCAACTTCTTGTTTATGTGTATCTAACGCATCAATGAGTTTATCATGCATAATACTATTAAAAGTATTATTACTCTTCATTGCGTCACCCTTTTTAATATTATCAATTAAATCTCTTGTACTCATAGTCTCTCTTTATCTTATTTATAAAATTGTTTATTTCCAGTAAACTTTATGTATACACCTCGTATACAATTAGTTTATATAGCTGAATTACTCAAATCAGGATTAATATCATCTGAATCTAATGGATCTTTTTCATTATCCTTAGCGATTTGTTTGATATCATCATCATTTAATTTCAGAATATTACGGCGTATCCATTCTTTAGACCAGAATAATCCAATATATTCGTCCATCATCTGTACCATTTCTATACGTTCTCTAAGGATTTCACTATCCTTAAGTTCAGCATAATAATTATCTCTACTGTATGCGATGGTTATACCATCTTTCATGCCAGCCCATTCATCAACTTTAATAACGTTTTTAAGAACAAGTTGTCTCTTCAATGCTTCATAAAACATATTGGAGAATTTAACACGAATTCTGTTTATAAATTTTTGGAATTTAAGTTCGTCACGAGTAATTTCAGATGAACGGCCTATTGAGAACGCATCTGCTTCTGTTAATCTTGACATTGGTATGTTTAAAGCCTTATATAACTTCTGTTGGAAATACTGTATATCTTCAATCTCTCCAAGATTTGCACCACCTGGTAGAGTATCAATTTCAGTTCCACGACCACCTTCTCTACGAGGTAACCAAAAGTCTTCCATAACATTACGATGAATCTTTTCATCTCTAATAGCTCCAGTTGTAGGGTCATATACAATCTTATTACGATACCTATTCATTGTATTGTTAAGGTATTCCTCAGCTTTACCTTTAGGGAGATTACCTACATCAATATAAAATATACGTCTCTCTGGTGCTCTTGATATACGATAGATAACAAGGGAGTCTTCCATCATACTTAATTGGTTTAATGGCTTAAGCGCTTTATTTAAATAACCTATTACTTTATCTCTTGTTTCGTTTAATAAACCAGAGTTAACTTGAATAATAGCATCTGTATTAATTTTTAATCCTTCACTGCTTTGATACATATTCTCATCTTGATATAAGTAATATTCTGCACCATCTTTAATGAGTTCAGCACCAGTCTTAGGGTCTTTAACCTTTTCAGTCTCTTTAATCTTACGAATCTTAGTTGGGTCAATTGGTCTTAATTCTTTTATACCGTCACCAGGGTTTTTAGGGTCAACAATAACATGAAAGAATAACCTACCATCAACATACCAACGCTTAAATATATCATATGCGTTATTACGGAAGTTAACTAAGGCAAGAATTTTTTCAAATTCCATATGAATTAAGTCTTTAACTTTATTTGATTGTTCTAGTTTATCAAGGTCTAATTTAAGAATTTTACCTGACTCAACTGTAATAGCTTCATTACATATATCTTCAACAGCCAAATCAACCTCAGGATATTGGGCTATCGTGCGATATTTCATTATTAGTTCTTTATCGTTTTGAAACTTATCACCCTGTAGGTCCATATATTGACCAAAGTATCCACCTGTAGGGGAAATTTCAAACGCACCATCCTCGTTATCTGGGGTAAACGATACTGGTTTGATATTTTCTGGTTGCTTTCTTTGTATTTGCCAACCAAATAGTGATCTGCTGTTATTGTCTGCCATTTAAATAATCCTTTACACTTCTTTCTAAATATATTTATTTATACACTTAGAAAGAAGTGCCCTAAGGCACTCCTTAATGTTATATCGATGATTTACGTTGTCTTATTAGATTCCCAATACTGAACTTGAAGTTCAACTTCAAACTCTTCAATGACATCACCTGTATCATAGCTTACTTCAATTGCTCCTAAGCTAGTAGGCCAGGTTCCTCTCATATTATAAGTCTTCTTCACTGTACCATCTTTGTCCAATTGCTCAACGATCATATCAGCCATATAAGAACTAGGCTGTGTTAGCCCTGTATTCTCTTGGTGCTGATTAATACCATTCATCCATTGTTCAAAAGAGTTACGTACATTAAAGTCAGTATCGTTAATAACGGTAACACCCCAAGGGTCAAACGTTCTATCACCTGCAATTTTCAATTGACGCCCACGAAATGGAACTTCGATAGGTGCAATTGTGCTTGCTGGTAAAGAAGATGCTTTACACATGTATGATGCTAAAGATACATCCGCAGTAACATATGATGGAAAAGCCATCGTTACTTTGAATAAATTAGGTCTAGCACCGCCGCCAACTAGTTTGGCCTTCATATCATCTACGCCTAATATTGCCATCTTTAATTACCTCCCGCGATTTCACTAAACTCAACGCCAGTGCGAGTCGCAATGAAGTTAAGAGTAATGTAGTTAATAGATCTTGCAGGTTTGACATAAATATCAGCAACAAACTTATTAGTATCTATAATGGCACCAGTATTATTGGTTCCATCACAAACAACCTTAAAGTCTGTAATACCACGTCTTCCTTTCACATCTCTCAAGAAAGGTTCAACCATATTTCTAAATTGAGCCCTCGTAAATTCATCATTAAATTCGAATAATGATGCTTTAGATGCTGTACTTACTGCTTTCTCCAATACAATAAACAATCTGCGAACATTGATTCTATCGAACGCTGATGGTTTATTTTGTAAAGTTTTATCACCAAATAACACTGTACCCGAACCAGGGAATGTAACAATTGGGTTTACACCCTGCTTGTATAGAGTATCTCTATCCGCCTGATTAGGATTATATGCTAGTTTAGTAACGTTGCGAACATTACCACGTGTAAATCCAGCTGGTGAGAACCATGCATCTGCAACTGTATCGGCGTTAGCCGCTAGTCCAGCTGTTGATCCCGCTGCACAAATATAACGATATACATCTTCATATTTGTCATACACATATAAAGAACTTGAATCCGCAAAGCCATAAGACGTTGAGGTACAACCAGTTCTCCATGCTGTTACTGCTGTGTATGGTGCTGCTGCATTTGCTGTAGCTGCTCTCTCTGGTGAGATAAAGCCTACTGCATCTTTTCTTGCTGCACATAGTGCAGTTATATGATTACTTAGTGTAATGTTATCAGCTGCACTCAAACCTGAGTTTGCTTGGAACACTAAGTTTACATCAATTGTCTCCGCGTCTGCAAATTTATCGTATTGAGCAGTAATTTCACCTACTGTCAATGCGTTATCATCTACTCCACCAGCTATGTTAGCAAAAAATACATTTACTTGTGTAAATGCATTACCCGCTGCTGATTCACCAGCATCTGTTAATGCTGCTGCGTGGTTGCCGACACGAATCCATTCAGAGGTTGTATTGATACGGTCTTTATAATATAAAGATGTACCATCAGTGTCTTTAACATCACTTGCTTGACTTAAGTAACTATGTACTTCAAGTACTTCGCCAGCCGTGCCTGTTATTTCCCCTGTAAAGTCTCTGACTACTACGTGTATTTCATCATTTGAACCGCCTACTGCTGCAGCTCCAGCTGAAGTGCCAGGAGCACTTTCAGTCCATGTTTTCCAAAGCGCTGAACCAGCCCAAGATGTTGGGTTAGTCGCTACTTCCACTGTTAATGCATTACCCAATACACCAGGGTGACGGGCCATAACCCAATCAGCTGCTGCAGGTGTTAATGTACTAAAGTGGTCATCATTTTTAGCTAGAATACCAGTGCCTGATAGTGTTGCATTACGTGCTGATGTTCCTACTGCTCTAACAACTTTTAAATTGTTGCCATAGCTTAGGAATTGAGCCGCTGTCATAACACTTTCAAATGTTTCTGCACTAGTCTTTCCAAACTTATTAACTAACTCCGTTTCCGACGTTACAGTAGTAACCTCTTCGCAAGGACCCCACTGGAATGCACCAGCCATAGCTCCTATTGTTGACGATGTAGACGGAACGACATTAGTCAGATCAATTTCTTTTACCTGTACACCAGGCGATACTAGAAATGCCATTTATTTCTCCCTTGTCATGTTGTTATAAGTTT